CAGCACCTGGCGGTCGCTATGGATTTAATCCTACGCCTGTGCAACAACCGATTAATAGATATGTTCCGCCAGTTCAGCCACGTGTGCCTGTGCAACAACCGACTGTGATTAATAATCCTGGTAATGGTTTTAACAAATTGAAACCGTTTATTAATCCTACTTCACCTGTTGCACCTACTAATCCACAAAACTGGGAGTCATGGAATCAAACATTTAGTAATGATCTAAATAAATGGATGCAACAAAATCCGCAACCATTTGCTCAAGCAGCAATTAATAATCCATCTTTTATTCCTAATAATAGAAATACTTGGACTGATCCATCCCTATTAGATAAAGAGAATGCCTGGTTTAAGGCATATCAAGCATTTAAGGCACCTTATCTGAAAAACGGACCGGCAGGTGGACCACCAGAATATTCATATAGCGTTTAAGGAATAATATGGCATACATAAACCAACAAGACGATAATAGTCAAGAAGTTGATCCAGTAACTGGGGCACCTGTGACTATCAGCACAGCAGGTCAAGATGTCACTATGACACCGTTTAATGCATCAGCACCTTCTACTACTGACCCAAATGCAACAAAAGGGACTGGATTTACCAACATCCAGAGATATCTAAATGCAAATCAAACTGGTGCTACTAATCTTGGTAATCAAGTTGCGGGCTCTATCAATGACCAAACAAACCAAGCACAAGCAGCAGTAGGTAAGGTTAGTGATCTTGCATCAAGTAGCCCAACTGCTGATATCTGGAATACGCAAGAAGATACGAATGCACAGCAAGCAATAACTAATGCTAACCAAAAGGCCGCACTTACTGCTAACGTTGGTGGACAAAGCCAACTTATACGTGATATTGCACCAGGCACATCACGTGGTGGAGTGAACTTGGACCAATTTTTGATGCAACAAGGTCAAGGATATGGTCAAGTTAGCAATGCAGCACAAAATGCTGCCGGATTACAAGGTGATTATGCCCAAATGAGTAATCAGTGGCAA